TGTAGCCGAAACGACAAACGATATGTGTCATTCCGAAACAGACACTACATCCCCAACCGTGGATGTCATGGACAACAGATACATTTCCTGATCCACTACAAGGGTGAACATGTAGGGATCATTTCAGGTGCCTCTTCTGTCTATGCCGTGGGTGAAAGAGACAAGTTCTTCAACATCCCACAGGACAAGACGATCAAGCAGAAGAGATACCTTCCGGCAATCATCAACAATGTCGTGTTTCGATTAGAGTGTCATGAGAAAAACTTGGGAACCAGAGTATTGGCCAAGTTCAGAAGAGTCAGCGCCCAACTATGGAAATCCCTGTATGGTGTGGATGTGATTGGATTTGAAACCTTCGTCATTGAAAACGAAAGAAGAAAAGGCTCGATGTACAAAGCCGACAATTGGACGTATCTGGGTGAGACGAAGGGATCGACAAAGACCCATAGTGGATTGCTGAACAAGTCTGAAAGGAAGGATACAGAAATCAAAATGATCTTTGCAGTCAAGACAAAAAAGAATCTCCCTACCACTGACTATGTGTCTTCATGGAGAGCATCTACCGAAGAAGAAAAACAGAGAGCAAAAACCATAGCCACAATGAAAAAGAGGCTTATAGGGAAGATGTTCTAATATGGTCTCTCCATTCCTTCCACGCCCCACCCANCATTCAGGTAGAGACCACCCCGCCTTCAGTGCCTACGGTCGTCCGGGGGACCGGTTTGAGAACATTGGCCCCGGAGTCGATGAGTTCCATGAACGTACTGGTGAGGGATCAACTACGTGGGACCTCTGTGTAAACTGTGCTCCAGACGAGTCTGGGCGACCCAGTCAAAACTTCACCGATTCGTACCAGAACCTACAGCATTCCGGGGCGACCACGCCGTCCTTCGATAGAGAAGGAGGCGAGCCCTACTACGGTCCAGCCCCTGGTGGTGGCGTCGTCGCGCCTTTGCCGTACTTCAGCAGGGACGAGGAGGGCAGGGTTGATAGTGCAGAACTACATTGCTCTGAGTGTGGTACTGGNATCATCCACGAGGGTGGAACGGACCCGTCGGGAGCGAGTTATCCGAGCACAGAACACGTAGACGGTCGTCTAGCGAGCCCACAGTGGCTGCATAGGTAGGAGAGTTAACTAAATGCCAATAGGACCTGATACAGACCGACGGGGCAGTGATCGCCCGGAGCGTAGTGGCAGCGTTCGGTGCCTATTCCAAAATCGGTCGATTTAGATGGAGTTATGCAGAATATTGTTAATGGTATTCTCGAATTACAGCTAACCATAGATGATGGTGAGTGATTGTATGATGATGTACCCGGAAGCAACTGGGGCGTATTTATGTGAGGCATTCACTAGGCACATTGACAGGGATGGCGTTTCAACAATACTTGAACTTGGCTCTCGTAACGGAATGGATGCTTTAGCTTTGGCGGACTATTATGATGCTAATGTTTACGCATTTGAGTGTCGTCCTGATGCTATTAGCGAATGCGAATTCAACACTAGAGATGATCCTCGTATTTCTGTCATAGGGAAGGCTGTATGGAATGAAGATAGCCAGATAGAGTTCTATCCGGTGGTAAATGGTAATGACGGTGCGTCATCGTGCTTTATAGCTAATTCCGATTACCCGTATGAAAGGTATGAACAAGAATTTATTACTGTTGATGCTATAAGATTGGATAGGTGGTTGGCAAACTGTGGGGTTGAAGTTGATATGGTTTGCATGGATCTTCAAGGAGCAGAGTGTGCCGCCATGTTGGGTATGGGTGATTATTTAAGTGATGTTAAATATGTCATATCTGAGGTGCAAAAAAATCCACTGTATAAAGATACACCTTTGATGGGTGATCTGGAGTCATTGTTGGCTGGGCATCAGTTATATTTTAAAGAGTATGTCCCTGTAAATGATTGGTTTGGCGATGCGTTGTTTGTTAGCGTGTTTTATGAGGAATAGAAATGAGTGATGAGGTTGAGGTTATAAATGTCACTCGTAAGGAGAGATGGCTTATTATGCGTGCGCTTGTAAGGCTGGCATCTAGCGATGGAAATGTTCGTCTGTCAATTGACGCTCGCAGATTGTTGGAAAAATGGAGGGGGATGGTTAGGTGAGTACTTGTAAAGATAATTGTTTAGAGGATGCATTGAATAAGTTGGTTGGTATGTATCGCTCATCGCATTCTGAGGATGAGGATTTAGATGCGGATAGGAATATTGAGGCCGATTCGATTTTATGGGCTATTGATGAAATTTGGATGCTTAGGAATGAGAATAGGGAATTGCGAATTTACACTTGGGCGTTTCGGGGGGGCGTTTGATTATGAATTGGTATACGGTAGTGACCCATTTTCAGGAAGAGGGGCAGGAAGAGGCTGACAGGCGGTTTGAGAGCATTGTGGACACCATTTGTGGGTGTTCTATAGGTGGTGAATGCGATATAATAGCTGCCATGTCGCCCGGACATAAGGTTTTGCAGTTAGGAGACCACATCTCAAGTAGTGATTTTGAGTAGATATGGTGATATAATATAGTATGTCTTTTTATAGGAGGAGACTTTTTTGAATGATTCTGATGGTTCATCAAAGAGGGGTTACGTTTCTGCAAACTTAGAGGCTGCTGAAATTCATAAAAACGAGGCTGAGGCTGAGAGGTCGATTGCTGAGGCTAGGAAGGCATCTGCTGAGGCTAGGAAGGCATCTGCTGAGGCTGAGGAGTGTGAATTAGATGTTCGCTCTGCTTCTATTAAGGTTAGGAAGGCTGAGCGCGAGGAGCGCGACTTGTTGGCGGGAGATGAGTATTATCATATTTATAGGTTCATTGGCCATGTTGACGGTTCCAGTGTTGAAAAGTGTATGTCTAAACTTACTCAGTGGTCTAGACTTAACCCGGGTTGCGACATTGAGGTTATTTTTCATTCTCCCGGTGGCGCTGTTATCGCCGGGTTGGCGTTGTTTGATTTCTTAAGGTCCTTGTCTGATTCAGGACATAAGATCACTACTGGTGCGACTGGTATGGCTGCTTCAATGGGAGGGATTCTTATCCAGTCTGGCGATCATCGCTGGATGTCTGCTGAGGCTTGGTATATGATTCATCGTGCCGCTTTTGGCGCTGCAGGTAAGGTCTATGAAATTGAAGACGAAGTTGAGTGGGTGAAACGAATAGAAAAGCGCATTATTAAAATCTTTTCGTCCCGCTCTACATTGACGCCTAGAAGGATTAAGCGTAACTGGGATCGCAAGGATTGGTGGCTGGATAGTGACCAATGTTTAGAAATGGGTTTGGTTGATGAGGTTCGTGGAAAGAGTGTATTAATTACTGATGACTGAAGATGTTATTGAATCTGATGACAGACTGTCGCTGATTGACAAACTAGAGCTTGTTGATCAGGTTGGAATGTATCACATAAAAGGATACTCTGTGCCTGAGATTTCTTCCCTTATGGATGTGGATAAGTCTGAGGTAAGAGAAATGATTGATGAGTATAGGCTTATCTTGAATAGGCAGGCTGAGTCTGATCCATATTTTCTTGAACGGGTTCAGTTGAATACGATTAAGGCATTAAACGAGTTTGATGAGATTGGCAAGGAGTCTTGGGAGACTGTAAGTATTGCTACTGACCACGGTATGGTTAGTGCTAGAATTCAGGCATTAAAGTTATGCACTGAAGTGGCACATAAAAAAGCTCAGCTGCATCAGCTAATGAATAACAATCAAACTGATGTTGAGTATGTTGCCAGAATGCAGAGAGCTGAATCTGTAAACGCATTATTGTCTAAAATCGTTAGAGATGTTATCGCTCAATACCCAGATATTCGAGATAAAGTCCAGAGAGATTTGGCTGAAGCTTTTGAGGTTTTAGATGATGGCGTTATCGACATGACAGATGACAAGACGCTGGAAGCCACGTATGTAGATGAGGTACCAAATAATGTCGAATCCTCTTAAATGCGCCCGTGTGGGGTGTATGTTGAAGGAACCGTTTGGGGAGTGGGTGGTTGTGTATGAGTGATTACATGGGTCTCAATTTGGACTTTAAGGATTTCGATAGGCTTTTGAATCAAGATGAGCTTGTCGAGGAGCCTGTGTCTCTGGATGTCTTTGTTGAAGATAAGCATTTTCTTAATTTACCTCCTCTTTCCGATATACAAACCGAAATCGTAAAACAGAGCACACAAATTTTTAAAGAAGATACTCTTCAAAAATATATGGGAGATGATGCTGGATCCGACTACTATAACAAATACACTCAGAATGAAGTTATATGTCAACTTGGGAAGGGATCTGGAAAGGATCATTGCTCTAGAATAGCGTTGGCTAGAACTGTTTATCTTTTGCATTGTTTGCGCGATCCGATTGGTTATTACGGGAAGGCTACTGGTGTGTACATTGATTTGCTTAATCTAGCCGTCAATGCACAGCAGGCGCAGAGAGTATTCTTTGAGCCATTAAAAAATCTCCTCCTGTCCAGTCCATATTTTAATGAGGTTGGTTTTGAACCGCGTGTTAGTGAAATATTTTTCTTCTCTAGGCCTGTTCGCTGTTTCTCTGGACACTCTGAGTCTGAGGGTTGGGAAGGATATGAGGTTCTATCTGTTGTTTTGGATGAGATTTCTGCCTTTAAAACAGACTCTGAACTTAAAGGAGATCTCAGATCGAAAGGATCTGCATCTGCTATATATAATATGAGTAAGCTTTCTGTCATGTCAAGATTCCCTGAGGTAGGTAAAGTTATTCTACTTTCGTTCCCTAGATATAAGGGTGATTTTATTCAGCAGAGGTATAGCTCTGCAGTCGATAAGAATGAACCTAAGACTTGGTATATTAAAGCTTCTACTTGGGATGTAAATCCAACTATTGAGCGGCATCAATTGGAGTCTGAATACATTCGTAATCCAATTGAGGCTAGGGCTAGGTTTGAATGTGAGCCTCCCTCAATGGAAGATGCGTATTTCAGGGATGCTGATTTGGTTAGAAATGCTTTTACTTATCACGACGATCCAATTGACGAGGATGGTGCATTTAAGCCTTGGTTTAATTCTGAGGACGGCAAGGTTAGGTATATGCATATAGACTTAGGACTCAAGCGTGACCGCGCTGCTTTATGTATGGTCCATGGTGGAGGCTTTACTGAGATTAAAACATCTATGGGCACTGAACTTTTACCTGTTGTTAATGTTGATCTTGTTTATTATTGGGAAGCCATTCCAGGTCAAGAAATTAATTTCTCTTCCGTTAGGCAGATGATAATTGATTTGAGTAGAAAGTTTGATGTGGCCTCCGTGACATTTGATCAATGGCAGTCTGTGGATATGGTTCAAACCTTGAGGAGTCTTGGTGTCAATGCTGACTTTCATAGTGTTAAGAAGACTGATTATGACACCTTAATGACAGCTATTTATGATAAAAGGTTGCGGGGGTATTGGAATGAAATTTTGGTTGAGGATGAACTATTGAAATTGCGTTTGCTTAATAACGCCAAAATTGACCACCCAACCAAGGGTACAAAAGACTTGGCTGATGCTTTGGCTGGAGCTGTTTTTGCATGTGCTAAAAACATTTCACATGACACTGAGATTGAAATCGAAGTAGTAACCACCGCCGGAATTAACGAAAAATACGAGCATGAAAAAGACATGGCTGATGTCCTAATGGCTAGTCCTGACAATCACGAATGGACCTCAGTAAATTCCCAAACAAAAATTATGCCAGATGAGTTGCGAGACTGGCTTGGGATCGTATAACAAAAACTCGTTAAAAATGTGCACTCAATTTGCTGAAACATTTAGTCAATTCCCCCGGGTGTGTAAATTTACAAATTCCTGATCGGGTTTGTAAATTTTGATGAGCTTCGGTTTTTTCTGGTGTAGTTCATGGATGGTATTCTACACGGTATGACCCTCGGTATCGTTGACGAAATCAAAACAATCTAAGTGACCCTTTCTTCGAGATTTTGCCGCTTTGGAGAATTTTTTTTCGGTCGTACACTATGAGTAATAGTGGAGCGGCTATACTGGAGAGTGCTGGGGATGGCTGCGCCCATAACCGGTTAGTCATTATTAAACAAAAAAATGGAGATTAATGATATGTCTATTGTAAAGGCAGAAGCACTTCCAGAGATCACTAGAGAGGGCAGTTCCTCAGAGCTAGTTCTTGAGATTAGGGAATGCCTTAAGGATTCGATTCTTACTGGTGATGCTTATAAAATTAACGAGTTGCATGACGATAAGACATTCAACAACATGCAGCAGAGAATCAGAACTCAGGCTAAAAAGCTTGGCACAAACGTTACGATTCGCAGGGTTAAGAGTGAGGATACTCTTTACTTTGCTGCTGTCAATGATGTTAAGTCTGCAGCTAAATCTGTCTCGGACGATAAGGATAACATATTGGGTAGCTAACCTATCCTGTTCGGTTTCGGGACGTAATTTAATAAAGCGATATCATAAGGGCGGGGCCTAAAAACCCCGCCCTTATGGTTTATAAGGAGACGTATCTATGAATCAGTTTAGTATTGATGTTGAATACGAAAGCAAATACGGTAGAGGATCTCAAGCTAGAGCTGTTGTCCAGTCAATATCTAAATGGGCGGAGCAGGGCTAGTGATGAAGTATGAAGACTATATTGGCACAGAGTGTCCTAGATGTTTAGAAATAATGAAAACATATCCTGCATTGAGTCGATCTGATAACAGTACGTATATTTGCAGTCCATGTGGAACGCATGAAGCTCTTGAAGATTTTTCTGGAGTTGGTGCTATTGATAAGGATCTGTGGCCGCATATTAGGCGTGCAGATAGAGGGATTTCTGGCGTAGTGGCATCGATTCAGGATTTCTTTAAAAGCATAATGTCAGATACAACAAGTAAGGGAGATAAGTAATGTCCATTGACGTAACACAGTCAGGTGCATCATTTGATGTGAAAATTGATCATCAGGATCTTGCAAGTAGTCTTGCTCCATATTTAGCGGAGGCCCTTAGTGATTCAGTTGCGGAGGTAGTTAATGAGCGTATTGATGAACAGATTCAATACTATATAGACTATCAGATGGATTTCGCTTCAATAGTTAAAGACTATGTGGATGTGGAGGACGAGGTGTTTCGCCTTCTTGAAGGTGTTGGAGGTGATCTACTTTGTAGAACAGGACAGGCATTCAAAGGGGCTATTGAAAGCGTATTCATTTATCATCTCAATATTGATGATCTTATTAGAGACAACCTGGTTGAGTCTGGTAAGCAAATTATGGTTAGTTTTGAGATTGTTAATAAATGTACCCCTTCTCCTACCCCTATTCCTGTTGAGTCAACTAATGAGAAGTCTATCTCTGGATTCCGACCATGAGGAATAAAGAACAGGAGGGAGAACGTGATGGCTGAAGTAACGAGTGGTAGTAATCTGACGATCATTATTTTGGAGGACTATGAGGCTAATGCGTTGGC